CAAATTTCCGAACAGTCCCAAGAAACTTGTTTCCTACGGTGACAATTTCACCTTGCAGATCGTTCTTGGCAGGATTCATGTTCGCAATACGAACCCGGATGAGTTTCATTTGCGACAGGTTCATATCCTGACGGATACCCTGTTCTTTGCTGATCGGTTTCTTTTCAGAGCCTTGAGACTTCTGTTTTGTCTCTTTCTCTGCGGGTTTGCCTTCGAGGTGATCATTAATCTTCTTGCTCAAGGCATCTGCACCGATATTGCCCGAATGGGTAATTCCCATTGTCTTTGCACGGTTCTTCAAATTCTCTAGCCGTTTTGTAGCAAGTTCTTCTGTGGTTTGCTCTTCAAAGGAGTCCATCTGAAATTTCCCTAATGGATTTTAATAAAGTAAAGGGGAGGAGTTTCCCCCTCCCCTCATAAACATCTTACACCCGAATTATTAAGTCGGAGCAAGAGTTTTGACGACTGCCAGACGTTCAGGACGCAGGATCATCGTACCGTAGTACCATTTGATCGAACTGAAACCAGTTTCGCCAAACGGATCTGTACGATCAGCAGTCTTTTCACCCGGCATCTTCGTGGTGATCTTGAACTTCACCGTCTTGCCATCGGTCTGGAAACCAATCGTGGTGAAGCTGCCTTCTCCGACAACGAGCATCGGGAAGACATCGTAGTTGTCACCCGTCGAACGATACCCGGCATTGGTTCCGACAGCAGCACCCGCACCAGCCCAATTCTGCATTTCAGGAACCACGATGATACGGAACTGGTCAACCGAACCAATCTCTCCCGTCATGACGGTCCCAGCTTGTGCATACTGGTGAGTGGGAACAAATGCCCGATCCGAGAAGGAGTCGGTCATCTTCTTCACATGGATCTGAAGCTCCGTACCGATATACATGACCCGGCCACCGTAGATCGTCTTGGTGTCGATCATCCGCGAACCAGTGATGTACTTGGTCTGTTTGGGCGTCCGGTTCTCGTCCAGCATCACCGAAAGACGCATGAGGTCATCATGGTCAACGATGGCAGGAGCAGCCGATTCACCGTCCACGGTCACAACCGAGACAGCATCGCCAGCGTAGTACACCGTACCAGCACCGTTCAGGAGATCCGACTGAAGCACCGCTTCGGTCAGCTGAGTGGCACCAGTGACCATCTCACGCGAGAGGTGGCCATACAGCTCCGAGTCGCTATCGAAGTCGAAGGATTCTTGCGTGAACTCGGTGAAGAAACCGAATTTTGCAATCGTCCCGCTACGCTCGATGCGCGTGAAGCCCACACGGTTGACCCGACCACCGACTTCAGTGAGCGTCGGAATCTTGCTGGCAATCGTACCAACATCCTTCGAGGAACCATAAAGATTACCCGAACCCTGGAGTACAGTAGCACCGTTGATTCCGGTGACAGTTGCAAAAGCTGCCGTGACAGCATTCGTTTCCGTCAGAGTACCGGCAACCAGATTGTCTTTCGACATGGTGACGATCCAGGGACCAGCACCAGACTTGACGGCGACACCAGCTTCGATGGCGTTGACCGCATCAGCTAGGTCAGTTGCATCACCTTCAACAGCATACGAATAGGTGAGATCATCAAAGGTGACAAAGTAGTCATCACTGGAGATGGCCACACCAGCCGCGTCAATGCCTTGGTCATTGATGTTACGATCATCGAGCAGCGGGATGTAGTGATACACCTTGATCTCTTTGCCGTAATGCTTGGGCATCGACATGACATCAGCCAGAGGCGTGAAGTACATGTCTTTCTTTGCTTCAACCAGCGCCTTTTTATGCCAGAAGAAGGTTTCAAATTGGGTTCCGATATCGGAAGGACTCCCATTTGGAGCGTTATACGATTGCATAACTTAATTCCCTTTACAAACGCTTTGCCAATTCGGCGTGCTTTTCAAATTCCTCGTCACTCATGGCGAGGGGGTTAAAATCCTGACTTGCAGGAGTGGACTTTGCCGTCTTCACCATCGCAGCGGCTTTTGCCTTGTCGGTGTTATTGGTAGGTTTTCGCGGAGCAGCTCTTGTCTCAACTACTTTACTGACCCTGGTCGAAGCTTGAGTTACTGCGCTTGCAGGCCCATTCTGGTTCTCAGGTACAGAGGTAGTCAACAATCCCTGATTCTGCATCGCCGTACCAACTTGGTAGTAGGCGTTTATGAAAGGAATTCCATGAAGATGTCCTAGTACCTTTTGCCGTTCTACTTCCTCAGAAATTCGGTCATACAAACCGTTTTGTTTCTGTTCGGAGATAATACGAAGTACACTAGGGTCTTTGTAGATCGCTTCCTTGGAAGCTATATCCCATTCTTTGTCGATCATTACAATAACTTCTTTTCCCTTTTCGCTAGATGCAACATCTGCAAGCGCGGAATCGAATGCCATTGCCTCGTCACTGACACCGTAATTGCTAGGAACGTAATTCGGTTCTTCGCTTGTATCAATGTCGAGGGGATCAATCTTGCTATCGCTCAATAGTTTCTTGATTGCTTCAGGATTCTTCTTGTCCAGATCTATGAGAAAAGCGAGTTTCTTCTCATCCATCAGATCATTGTTCTCAAGCATCTTCACCATTTTCAAATTCGGTTGAAGAGCCTGGAGTTTCTTTGTGTAGTTGGCTCCCATCTGCATGAGTTGCACAACTTCATCCAGAGACTGGAGCTTGATGTCTTTTCCATTCGCCTTGAATGGTTTCATGATCTGGTTGTAGAAATTCTCGTAATCGACAGCAGCAGTCTTCTCTGCTGTCTTTACTGATTTCTCACTCCCTGTCTTCTCATCAGGAAGTTCTTTCGGTGTCTCCTCCGAGACATCGCCAGATTTCTTTTCTTCTGCTTGAGGAGGAGCGTCCGGTGTTTCATCGTCATCGAAAGATAGAGGATTTTCTTCCTCCTCAGATACGTCATCATCAGACTGTTTATCAGTGTCATCATCATCAGATGTATCTGAATCATCTTCGTCTGCCTCTTCTTCTACGACTTCCTCGATTTCTTCTTCCTGGGTTTGTTCTTCTGAAACGGAAAGATCGACCTCCCTTTCAGGAGGCCGTTCCATTCCCATGATTTCTTCGTCTGTCATTTCATACAGATCTTTGGAAGTAGACATCAGTCATTACCTCCGAAACCGTCTTGATCCTCTTCTTCGCGCAGCTCTTCAAGGGTTTCCTGATACTCGACAAGCTCTTGCTTTGCCTGATCCCCTTGCATCTTCTTGTATCGCAGAAACCGTTTGAAAGCTCCCAATCCAACCAGATCATTATGGATCATGGTTTTCTGTTCATCAGTCATTACCGGATCCGTATACAGATGAGCCAGTCTTGCGGCTTCCTCTGAAAAATACTCTTCAAGAACGATCTTCTTGAAATCCTTGTTCGATTCCAAACGCCTTACACGATCACCCATCAAGACCATTTTCTTGGCTTCTTCGATGGTCAATTCAACTACTTCAATTTCATTTTGAGACATGAGATTCCTCGGTTTCCTCAAAGTTGCAGGCCCAAATTAAGAGCTGGGTCCAGGGATGGATCAAATTGGGACGACCCAATGTTTAACCTATTGTCTGGACTTACAGGTCTTGGTTTACCTGTTATCTTACTTAATTCATTAAATCCAATAGCAGTTTCAACATCGGGATCACTTTCTCCCTCTTTTCTACCCTTTAACAGTCCTTTTGTGACTTCCAGGTTCTGGTTTCCTTGGGATTGTACTGATTGCTTCTCCATCGACCTCTCATGGTTGACGCCGGAAATCTCGTTTTCCGTTTCGAGATTCTCTCTCATCGCACTTGCCTCAAGATCCAGAGCCTTGGCCCGGTTCAATTCAATCTCCGAATGCATCTTCTCGATTTCTTTTTCCAGCTTCATCAATTCAAGCTTCTTCATCATTTCCTGAGCCGGATCCGGTTGTCTCTCGAAGCGTTCGATCTTCTCTGCCAGAACAGGCATACGCTTCAGTCTTGCAATATCTGCCAGAATCATCTTGGTAATTTCAAAGTCCATGTTTGGTCCCATGGTCTGAAGCATGAATCCCATGTCCTGGGATTTCTTCTCATCGACTTCGGCAGTAGAGATATCCACCTTCAGATCAAAGTTACCCTTCAGGTCTTCCTTCCTGATCCTGACGAACTTCTTGTTGGTGATCCTCACAACCTCTTCATCGCTCATGAACACGGAGTTCATCGCAATGATCTTGGTTCCGATGTCTCGTATCCCCTGAGCCAACCGACGCAGGATGTTCATCTCCCGCTTGGAGGAGGCGTCCAGGGCACCCCTGATGCCCGCTGCCACATCTCCGTAAGCTTCCCCGCTCACACCACCAGCAAAGCTCTTGACCCCGCTCAGAGCCTCTGCGTCCTGGTTCTGCATGTTGATCATGTTCAGGGCAGAGTTCGGGATCTCCGGGTACTTGTGTTCGTACACAGAAGTCTGGGGTCCACCGCCTTGAGGGTTGAACTCGTAGTCCTGTCCCTGCTCGTACCGACGCTTGTTGGTGACATCCAGGAAGCCCTTGGCGAATGCCTGTTGAGCGTTGGCAGACCGGCCCATCAGGTCGATCATGCCTCGTGTGACAGCTCCCAGGATCTTCTGGTTGTCTTCCAGGATCTCCGCATCCGGTTCACCGTAGACTTCCCGCTTCACCGGAAGGTAGTTCACCACCACGAAAGGAGGTTTCTCATCCGGGAAGGGGTTCTCTTCCATACGGATCATCACATCCCCGATCCAGCTTGCCCGGATCGGAGTGAGGGATTCCTTGCCTTCGATATCCCAATAGCCCCAATACTCGTAGACAACGACATTCTTGCGAAGGTTGTCTTTCGTGGAGTAGTCCATCGGGG